CTACAAACAGAGTAGGGCGATACGGAATCTTGCGTGTTACGCTTGATCCGTTTTCGTAGCCTCGATAGAGGAGATTGTTGCCGTAGCGTGTGACATAGGTATAAAATTTCATACTATAATCTTATCACTTATCATGTGCAAAGTCAATGAAATGAAAATTAGGATGCGACTCTGGAGTGTAAAGATTTTGAATCTTAGGGCGATCAGTCACCGTCGACCCTTTCGTAGAGTCTATCAATTGTGTGACTGGCGCGTCAATTGTTTTGTGTGGATTTTTAAATGCCCGAGAGACATTGTACGAAATGCCAGTTTGATTTTGTTTACCCAACTTTGGCCAGTATACATTTCGTCTTTGATTTGCAGTGGTTTCTGATACTATGTCCGTGACGGTATGTAGAATCCCCATCGGACCTCTGGTCTTTGTATTCAAATCGTTTTCGACATACTGGCAGAACAACTTAGCGACTTCGGGATGAGCAGTGTAACACTCCATCGCAATACCAATATTGCAGGTAAGCATCTGCGTATACTTAGACATAATCATTCTAAAAGTATCTTCATGCTCAGGGCGAAGATATGCATCATGTTCCATGATCCAAAATCTTTTACCAGATGCTATCATCTTCATTATGCGATACTGAGAACAGATTGAAGCCTCTTCTTGTGGTGATCTATTTTTGTTTTTAGAAAAAGATATGTCTAAAAGTGTGTCAGGAGTTATGCATTGGATCGGATGAATTTCAAAAATGTCTTTGACTCTTTCAAATGATTTAAGCGCATGCTCAAGATATTTTAATGCTAGAGGATTATTACAATCAACCTGCATAAATGCTTTAATCATAGAAGTTTAAGCCAGAAATGCTGCCACCATAAAAATTGCTACTGCAAGCACGACCATACCTGCTTCACGGTGTGTCAAACCCATGAAGAAATCTTTTGTCTTGTCTCCGATATATTTGATCATTGTTTTCTCCTTATGAAAAGTGCGGGGCTTTAGGTGCCCCGCGAACCTTTGTCAATTACTGAATAGTAATCAGTTTTGGTTTTTGCTCTTCAGGAAGTTCTAGTTTCAAAAGAATATACAGAACACCATCAGTGTAAGACGCACTGACAACATTCATATGCTCTGCAATCTTGAACGCTTTCTGGAACTTCTTAGACGAAATGCCTTTGTGAATGAAAGTTAGAGGCTCGTCGTCGCGAGCATCGTGTTGCTCACCGCTGACAACTAGGTCAGTGTTGTGACGCTCAACTTTCAATTCATCTTTCGCAAAACCTGCAGTTGCGATTTCGACCTGATAAGTTTCATCGTCGTACTTGACGATATTATGAGGGGGATAGTTTTGCTGATTCGTAGTTTTGGTCAGCAGTTCCATGTCGCGGAACAGATTATCGAAGCCAACAAAACGAGGTAGTGCAGCACCAAAAGGCGCGAGGTCATGAGTAGTAGTCATGAGTGTATCTCCTTAAATTAAGCAAGATTAGAAGTGCGACCGGACTATCCGCATCGCACATCTATTTATACACGATATGACTTAGAATGTCAAGCCTTATTGCCGATATTATATTTCGGGCAAAGTTCCCACTGGTCTTTCTCTTTGTGAGAAATGATTTTGACTTGACGAAGAGGAGCACACTCAGCGACCTGTGCTTTGTCTACAATCTGCACCAAACCCCAGTCTGCTAGAAGAGTCGCAATCGTATTGCGACGCAGCACATCAGCCTCTTCTAGATTAGACTTTTTACCGTCAAGCAAAAACAGTTCTTTGAAATGAACGATAAAGTATCGCCCTTGCTTGTGGAGAATATGGCACGATTGAAACAGTTTGTTCTCACGGCGAGAAGCCACACCCATTCTTGTCAGCGTTTCACGAACTTTTAGGAAGTCATCTGGTTGAGTCAGAGTCACTTCCAGCATGTCCGCTGGTTTCCAAATTTTATTTTCTTCCACCTTTATCAATCCTTTTTTGTATTTCTTTTACTTGATCTGGTGAAAGGAGTGATAAAACAGAACGGGCTTTTTCGTTGCTGTATCCATAATACTCCTTTACCGCTTCCACTTCATCGAAAGTTTCTTGCTTCTCCCATTTTGAGAAGCGTTTTCTCTTTCTTACTATATTTAGTAAAAAATGGAATTGTAACTTTTTGTCAAGGTGATGGTACTGATTCATCACATTGGCAGCAGAAACGGTGTCAGGAAAATAACTGAGTGATCTATTCGTAAGGAAAGTATTGTACGCCTTTTCGTCTAGATCATCAGCCATTATGTCTTTCTTGTCATGATTGATTGCACTTACATAGTCAAAGGGATTCATTTGAACTCCACATTTGCCATGATTTCAGTCATGCATGCAACAATGTTCAACTCATGGTCAGCAACAAAGGCATTCTTATATTGATAGTCAGCAAGAATCAACACAAGTTGTGGAATCGATCCTGATTCTACCTTTGTATACATGTTGTCGTAGATGTGACGAAAGATTGCGGACACATCAAGGTCGACATTCTGCGCAACCCAACTGCGCATTTTCTTGAAGTCTTTATTCTTAAGTGCCTTGAAAAGAGCATCATAGTTCTCAGAAACATCATTATTAAGAACCGTAGTCTCTAATTGCCCGCCAATAGAATAGCGTTGGCACTCATTGATCACACGGCGCCAGTCAGGTGCATGCTTCATGATCAACTGAGCAATCAGGTCTTTATTGAACGCAACACCTTCGCTCTCAAGAATATGAATCAAACGGACAAAGAAGTCTGCACATAACTTCTGCATTTCTTTCTTGTCTGTATTGAATTCGTATACACCACAGCGAGAGTGTAGAGGTTCGATAATACGATTCTTGAAGTTGCAGGTAAGAATGAATCGACAGTTGTCAGAAAACTCTTCGATAAAACCACGAAGAGCAGGCTGTGTCGATTGCGGATTTAGATAATCTGCTTCGTCTAGAATAACGACCTTTAGATCACCACCTAGCGAAACAGTAGAAGCAAAGCGCTTGATCTTGCCACGCAGTGTATCAATGTTGCCTTCTTCAGAACCATTGATGACAATATAGTCATAGCCAAGTTCATCACAGATAGCGCGAGCAAGTGTAGTCTTACCGAGACCTGCAGTACCAGTAAAAAGCATATTAGGCATTTTACCAGACCGCACGATCTCGGTGAAGACTGATTTCAGTTTCTCGGGTAGAATCGTATCTTCTACCTTAGACGGACGGTACTTCTCGACCCAAAGAAAATCTTTCGACATAATTCACTCCATAACATAATATAAAAACCTACCAGTTGTGAACTATATTCAACATGATAAAGAAACATGTCACGAAGTTTACCGAGACAACAATCGTGCGGATGATCGCAACCGCATTATCGTAGTCTGCAGTTTTTTCGTCACTATAACTGCCTATAGCGTACTTCCATATAGTCCAAAATTTTTGCATCGGAGTACATTATATCAGATTTAACTTTCAGATTCAGATTGCATTTGCTCAATCAACTGAATCAATGCAATGCACTGATCACGAAGTTGACCGATGGTGGTCAGTTCTTCACCACGAAAACCACCGCGCCCTGCTACCGTATCGACAACTGCAACGGTGCTACGAGTAACACGGTTTGCAAGTTCCATCAATTGTGCTTTATTATCGCTCATTACTATTCTCCGTATGTGCTAGATTTTTCAAGTGCGACCCAGTATTGGATCCCGCTTTCATCATTCACGAAATGTGAAATTAACTTCGACGAAATATCAACGCGATAATCGTCTTCTACCATCTTCAAGTTTGAAATGTTGAAAACAAAACTGAAGTTTGGATTCTTGTAAGTCCCATCAACATCAATCGAAAAGACATTCGAAGTCTTATCGTTCTGATCAATGACGGACAGAACCAATACATTGTCAACAACCGTCAAAGACATTTCGTTATGCCCAAGAACAGAAGCCGCTCGCTTCACACGCGACAGCGTTTCTTTATCAAACGAAAAAGATACTTCGCATTCGGGCATTACAATGTCCTTGCTAGGGACAGTGAGAATATCTATATCGGAATAAAAGTACTTAATCCGAGTACGCCCACTGCTATCACCAACAAGAACATAATTGTCTTCAAAGGTAAGACGCGGCGAATTGACCAGAGATAGAACGCTCAAGAATTCGCTCAAATCATAGATGCCAAATGTCTTAGGAAACTGAACATCAAGTTTGGCTGAACTCAGAACATTCTTTGCTTCAGAAATGGTCTTGATTTCATCGCCTTCATTGATCACCACATTAGGGTTGATCGTCGCATAGTTCCGAAGAACTGTCAAAGTTTTTTCAGATAGTTCCATAATAATGTACCCTTCAAGTTACATAAAGTGTGGATAAGGTATCACGAAGTACACACAAAATCAAGCGATTTTGCTAAAGTTTTTGTGTTTCACAAATTCTATTTTATCATCAAATTTACCGTCAAGCAAGTCTCCTTTGTGGGAAATGATAAACACACAAGTTTCATCGTCTAGAGTTTCAAGGATTTTTGTCAGATTATCCACACCGTCAGCATCCAAACTGCTGTCAAAAGTTTCGTCAAGGATCAGTAGATTGGTTGCTACGCTGTTCTTCATGCGCGCAACCATACGCCATGTAAACAGTAGCGCAAGGTCGATGCGCTGCTTCTCACCTTCACTAAACGAATCATAAGAGAATTCGTCGCGATAGCGTGAGCGAATAGACTCTTTAAAAGTATCGTCAAGATAGAACGAGACATAAAAGTCCAGAACTTGCAGATACTTGTTCACCAGATTATTGATGACAGGAATGTATTGCTTGATGATTTTGGTTTTGATACCAGTATCTTTTAGCAACTCAGAGCAAACTTGCTGATATGAAAAACTTTCGTTTAGTTCATAACTTTCGTCCAGTAGCGCTTGCATCTGCTCGGTCAGCGAATCTAATTGTGTCTTTGCTTCTTGGAGATTACCATCACCTGTATTAATTTCGTCAATCTGTTTTTGTAGTTCACAAATATTTTTTTGTAGCCTAGAAATTGTTTGATTGTTTAGATGATGCTCTGACTGTAATTTCTGAATTGCTTCATATTGCTCCGAAAGGCTAGCCTCTTTCTCGTTAAAGATTTGAAGTTGTTGCTGCGCTTTTTCCATTGCTTCTTGTAGTTCAGCCGCTTTACGCTTTCCGTCTTCTTTTTTTTGAAGACGAAGATCGGCAGCGATCGGTTGTTCGCACGAAGGGCAGTGTTCATTATTTTCAAAAAATAGTATTTCTTTTGTAAGAGTTTTTGCCTTGGTTTTAAATGAGTTTTCATATATTCGAAGGTCGTTAATATTCTTTCGAATCTTTGCAATTCCGGAATCGACAGCCGGTAACGAATCATCGACGCTTTCCGATAGGATACGGTTCTTCTCCGTAAGTTGGTCGATTTCGGCGTTTGCTGATTCGATTGCATCTTTCTTTTCCTGTAGGTGTGCGGCACTGAGCGCCGTAATGTCGCGTAGATATTTTTTCTGTGAATCGATTTTAGTTTTAATAAGTTCTGCACTATGCCCATTTTGCTTAATACTCTCTTTTAGAATTGAAGTCTTCTCTTTTAGAATCTGATTCATCTTAGAGAAAACATTAATGTCCAGAAGGTCTTCGATCACTTCGCGGCGATGCTGTGCAGGCAATTGCATGAACGGTACGAAACTGCTACTGCCAAGCACCACGATCTGGTGAAAAGATTTGTGATTAAGTTTTAGAATGTTCTGCTCAAGAACTTTTTGATACTCTTTATTGTGCGAGTCTTGATTGACAAGGGTGTTGTCTTTCCAAATCTCAAACTTAGCAGGCTTGACGCCACGCACAATCTTATAGTTAGCGGGACCAATGTCAAACTCTACTTCAACAACCATTGCTTTGTTATTAATAGAGTTGATCAATTGATTCTTGTTGATGTTACGGTGTGCTTTACCAAACAGTGCAAACGACAGAGCGTCAAGCATGGTCGACTTACCAGCACCATTCTGACCGACCACAAGG